GTCCTGCTCGCGCGTGGGGTGTCTCACCTGTCAGGTCAAGGATCGCTTGGCCGCTCGACGTCTTAGTCGCGGTCAGCTCAGTGAGTCGTTTGCGTTCCTTGGTGATCGTCCCCCCGAGATTCTGCAAGCTATAGCTCGGATGCGGTTGACGGCACCACGAGTACTCGGCTTCGATGCGTGCACGTTGAGCCCCAGCTTGTTCGAGGGTGATCCCACAGAATGCCGCATAGACCTGATCACCCTTTCGATAGGCCGCATTCTCCGCCTTCATGCGGTCTCGTTGCGCCTCAAGCCCTGCGAGCTTTTCCGTCAGGCGTGGGATCGCGTCGGGATCGTCTCGGTAGATCGCTCGGTCGGCGGCGTGCTCGATATTGTCGGCCCGGCTCGCCATGCCCTGGGCCTTGTCGGTATCTGCACAGGCGCGGCGCATGGCGGAATCAGACCGCTCCAAGGTTCGGCGGTGTCGGCCTTCGGAGTGGTGCCCGACAAGGATCGGCTGACCGAAGGGAATATCCTTGACCAGATTGTGGGCACGCTGAAAGCCCGCCCGACCGCTGGCGGCGCGCTTCTCTGCCCAGTCACGCAGGCGTTCAGCCCGAGCGAGGCGACGATCACGGTAGGTCATAACGCCTCCCCTCGCGCCCGACGCGCCGTAAGGACCGCGAGGCAGGCACAGGTAAACGCGCCGCTCGGGCCTTCTGTGAGACAGGGACAGCGATTATCGGTACAGACGCTTGCGTGACGCTTGAGCTCACTGATCGGTTCGCGGCTCGCGTGCCACCGCTGGCTACTCGTGGTCGGAATCTCTCGATTGTTACGCTCCTGGAGTGTCTCAGCTTGGATATACCCATCGTGCGAGAACGTCCGCCCGCAGCTCGGGCACCGCGTGCCGATGAGGTAGGCGTCTGTACCGACGACCGGCAGTACTTCGCCACAGGGGCACCACAAGACGAGGGGCGCAGGCTGACCAAGGGGGTAGGTCGGATCACGACGAAGGGCCACTTTCACGAGTGCGCTAGTCATGGCTGTACCCTGTCCTTTCCTATCCGAGAGTTACCGACGTTTTCGATACCCACCTAGAGGTACATCTTTCGATAATACCACCGCATCAGCGTCTCGTCATGGTGTCCCCTTTCCTCTCCGTTTCCTATATCCGCTCTTCGGCCCGGCGCTCTCCGGCTCGTCCGGTTCCACTTCCGCTAATTCCGCCTCGCCCGGCTCCTCCTCAAAGATTCGATTGACCAGATCCCGCTTGCCCTTGCGTACGGGGACAAAGCGCCCTTGATCGGTCCTGGGTACTTGGGTAATGGCATATTCCTGTCGGATCAAGGCGAGTTCGCGCAGGGTCGGACTGGTGTCCGGGTGTCCGCCGATGCGCTTGTGGTCGCGCGGCTTTCTCGGCCAGAGCAAGAGTCCTGTCCAGTAGACCTTCTGGCAGCCCTCGCACCTGATCTGCCCGGTGATCCGGTTGTAGCGCCCTTTCTTCTGGTGCCGCTGACCGTGGTAGATCGTGTTCAGCGTGCCACAGGACGGGCAGCAGTAGCGGAAGGCGAGGAGCTGAGCGAAGAGCCTGATAATCATTCTTGCTCGATTCGTGTCAAGTCTTCGATCCGCCAGCGAGCTGTCCGCATCCCATACGCGATCTTGGCGTACTCGACGCCTGCGTTCTCGTAGCGTCCGACTACACGGCCGACTTCGCGTGGATCAAGCGTGAAGCCTTTCGCACGCGGATCAGGCCCGTACACCACGTGATCGCCGATTCTGAGAGGTTCGCTCATTCCTGTTCCCGTGTGGTAATCCGCTCCGGCAGTCTCGCCATGATCCACGCTCGCCACTCCCCAAGTTCGTCTTCCCGCACGATCAACCGTGGCGTGTTCAGCCGGTAGGCCAACTGCCGCAAGTGACGCTCCTTGTCACTGACGGTCGAGCCGTCGTCGGCCCAGCCGGCCTTCCGGTTAATCGCGATATGGACGAGCCAGGTCAGCTTGCGCTGAGCCTGTCCCTTGGTGAGCCGCTGGGCTGCCTCACGCCACTGGTGATCGTACGGATCGCGCATTTCGGTACACGTGCTGGCGAGAAAGGCCCGAAAGTGTTGCAGCAGGCGCAATGTGGCCCGAATGCGATCTGGTGGTTGCCCGAGATAGGTGCCGGCCGTCATGCTGGCACCCTAGCAAACCGTTTGATAGCTAACCGTTCACAGGCGATCCGCTCGAACCTCGCCAGGGACGGCATGAGCCGATACTGCTCAAAATAGTGTGCGGTCGTACTGTTCGACTGACCGTTGAGCCTGAACGTGATCACTAAGATCCCCCCGTGTGCGCTCTCAGGCCGATAGAGGTCGAATCGGTACCGTGCAGGCCCGGAATCCTCTCTCATGGTTTCGCTCGCGACTGGCTGCTCGTTTTGGACACACTGCAAGGCGATCTGTGTCAACCATAGATCATGCTGGAGCTGACTCGCGTGGGATTCGAGTAGGGCGTAGCTGGGTTTTCTCGTAGTCTGTCCTTTCCGTTTAGTCGCCAAATGTAATCCGTCCCAGCCGCAAGTTAGCCGTGGTTTCCTCCTGGCAGTAGCTTTGCCATGTTCCCAGCGTTCAGGTAGACATGGGCCGTAGCTGGCTTTCCGCAGAACGTCCCTGCGCTGACAAGCGCAAAGCCTGCCGGCAAGCGTATGAGCGTGAGATTGCCGACACGATCAACGGCTACGTCCTGAGTCTCAACGTTTACGATCCCATGCCTCGCCACATCGAAGTACGGATGAGAGTGTGTCGGTAGGCGTTTCCTTTGCAGGCTGGCGAGCTCGACGACGGCATACTCGGACCTTGATCCGCCATCCCAGTAGGAATTGATATTCACGCCGCCATTGAACACTGAGAGGGTCGCCTTCTGTTTCCGGTAGCTGGGGAAGGCTGCGAGCACGACGGCTTTCACTTCGGGCGCCGACTTGAGCTCGATAGTCTGGTACATGGGCCTGTCCTTTCCGAGATATAGGGTTAGCTGTGGTTCCTGCCAGCCAAGAGCGTACGGTCTGCCATGACCGCCGGCCATAGGACGACAGCGGTCCCATCGGGGACATGCGCGACATGTGGTCCTTCATGGCCTGCATTCCGCGTACACGTGTAGGTTGACCGGTCATCATCGGCCGCCCGCTCGTGGCAATAGGGCGATTGTGTCGCCATTGGGTACGCCTCGCCGACTCGCCGACCTTCCGCGACTGTCAAGCCGAGTATGAGTTTCATGGTGTGCCTCTCCTCTCCTGTCTGTGGCATTCCCGTGACACCGTGGGCTACCTTAGCCTTGACCGCTGGGATAGCGTAGTCACCTGTTCCCTTTCGTCACACTTTCTGGGTCGATGGTCGATTCGTTACCTTTGGTAACACTTGCAATATACGCCTTAAGTGCATTCATCACTGCAACTTGCACCTCAATTCGCTCTGTGAGTGCTCGCTGGCGTATCGCGTACCAGAGCTCGTCGTCGATGCCACGAATGAGGTAGGACTTCATGGGAGATATTGCCGTGTATCCCGGTGCCTGAAGGTGCCAATCTCTCCGCTGTTCGTCATGCGCTCTGCCAGGTTGGCATCGCACGACTGGGCCGAGAAGCACTCCACGAACGAACGTCCGCAGCGCGTGCAAGTGCCAGCCGCCCTGTTGTGACGAGTCGCATCCTGACGAGTCGCCCATCCTCGAACGCCTGTTGGCGCAGGCCGGAAGCTGGGCTGGTCTGTCTGTATGATGTTTTCCATGTAGCAAGCTTAGCACGCTTAGTGCCGTATGTCAACTATCACGCCAATCGACCTATTTCGCTCTACCTTCGCTAGGCTAAGTCTGCCTGGGCCGCGCCTAAAGTCACCAATAGTCGCAACCTGGCTGACTTGTTCGCGAGCGTACACTGAGCTACTTGAGTCTACTACACTCAATATAGCATATCGCGTGCCATGCTAGGCTGGCATAGGCCTTGCTTAGCGCCGCAGGCATGGCATAGTCCTTGCCGAGGGAGACTAGGCATTGTCCGCGAGGGTAGGGAGGGATGCGGGCCCCTGTGCAGGCGCCTGAATCCACCGATTTTTGTAGAATTTTTGTGTAACCGACTGATGAGCAAGGACTTATGCACAGTTTGTTCACATCTCAGGGTTTTGTCTGACTTGACTTCCATGCGAGAATCAGCTACTCACTGAGGACACGTGGTCAGGAAGCCCTGCGTCTTCTGTGACACCGATCGGATCGCGCGGCTCTGGCCCTTCTGCCCCACCTGCGGCACGGCCTTCGGACTAGGAGGGCTGCTCAGCGGGGCGCTGGTCACGATCGTCCTCGGGCTGATCGACTGGCTGGGATCACGATGATCTGGCAACGTGTCACAAAGTTCGATCCGCGCAGTGCCGCGCTCGCTGATCGCCACTACTCCCGGCGGAAGATCGGGGCGCCGCAGTTCATGCCACCTGGTGAGACATTGATTCTGCTCTCCTTGGACGAGCAAGCTGTTTTTGGTTGGTGGCGACCGCATCCACGCTCAGGGATCCAGGCGATGAACAGGAAGGATGGATGGACCTGCACGATCTTTCGAAACGAATCACCTACACGATCTTCAATACTGATCTTGGCGGCTGAGCAGATGCTCAAGGACGCTGGCGTCACGTGCGGTCCCGATGGACTGTTGACCTACGTGTGGAAGAAGAAGATTCAGTCACCCAATCCAGGCTATTGTTTTCAGCGAGCCGGGTGGGCAAAGACTGGCTGGTCGGCTGATCAGCAAAAGCGCCTGCTCCAGAAACCGTTCAGTCAAGTGGGTGTGTCATGAAGCTCACCGATCTGATCCGCAATGGGCTCGTGCTCCGCCGGATTCTCACGGCCCTGGAGCAGCAGACTCCACACCTGGCCAGTATCGCCGCGTCCTTGTCGAGAATCGCTGATCAGATCGCTCCGGTGATCGCAACCTCCACTGAGTCCGATCTCAAGTCTACCGGGATCAGCTTCACCCGCGACGCCGAGCAGAGCCGCATCCTCGATTTCCAAAATTACATGTATCGGACCTTCGGGCGCTGGCCAACCGATGAGGAGATCGTGGGGCACCTCGATAGTGGGAGCGCGAAGGAGATCTCGTGATGACACCGTGGCGCGATGGGATGGGGCGGCTCACCGTGCGAACCGAGACTGGAAACGCCCGTCGAGGTGAGCTGGTGATGAGAGAGGGGCAGCCTCGTGGCCTCTGTCGAATGCCGGGTTGGTTGCAGATTTACGGACCCGCGTCCATCCGTGTCACCGGGATCACAGAGGATCACCTCTGGCAGCAACGACAGATCCTCGCGGCGCGAGCGCGGCGTCAGCGGTTGCCCTCTGCGATGCGGTACGAGCGAGCACGTGATCCACGGTTTCAATCTGAGTGGAATGGGAGCGCATGAGCACCGCCCTTACTCCCCGTCCCGTCCTTCCGATCCTCAGCTACGCGGTGGAGAGCTTCGAGCAGCAACTGGGCGGACGCGAAGTCCTCGTCGAAGTGCTCGCCCAGGCGGACTCCTCCGAGACCATTCAGCGGATCCTGAGCTTCCTCGGCAACCCCGATCACCGCCGGAACACGCTCAGTACGGTCTGTCTGATGGCCGACTGTACGCCCGGCGATCTGTTCCTCGCCTACGAGCGGGCACTCAAGACCCGGGCGAAGGTCCTTGCGTCGATTCCAGTGGCGCGTGAGCTCCCCTACGTCGCCGCCGATGCCATGCGCCGCGCTCGTACCCACAAAGTCCTCTGCCTGGAGTGTAACGGCACGACACACATGAAGACACGGGTGAAGGGTGAGGTGATCGTCACCGAGTGTCCGTGGTGCGAGGGCGGCTGGATCAACCAGGAGCCCAGTCTCGATCAACAAAAGCTGGCGCTGGAGCTTGGCGAACTGGTGCAGAAGGCTGGCCTCAACATTCACAACGAAAACGTCCAGGAGACCAAGACGCTGCACGTGGGCCTGGGCGCGTCCTTGGCGAAGCTGCAAGCGGATGCCGCCAAGATCGTGTTCAGCCCCTCGGCGGTTGAACCTGGTCCGCGAGAGCCTGATGGACACTGAGTTCGCCCAGTGGCTCGCCACCCTTGGCGTCGGGGGCGTGCTCGCCGCCTTCATGTTCCATTTCTATCGCAAGGACGTGAAGCTCTACACCGAGTTGTGGCGTGGACAATCGGATGCCCTGATGCAGGTCGTGAAGGACAACAGCATCGCCATCACCGCGAACACCGAAGTCGTCCGCTCGCTCCAAGATCAGATGAAGCACGATCATGAGTCGCGTGGATGACCCTCCTCCAGCTGGCCATGCGCTTCGTCGGCGAGATAGAGGAGCGCCCCGGCGCCGCCGATCACCCCTTCATCCTCTGGTGTCTGGAAGCCTGCCACCCTATCACCGATCAGCCCCATGACGAGATCGCGTGGTGCTCGGCGTTTGTGAGCCGGCTCGCGTGGGTGCAGCGGTTGCCGCGCAGTAAATCCCTTGCGGCGAGGTCCTGGCTCGGGATTGGCACCGCCGTCGAGAGCAGTTTGGCGCGAGCGGAGTACGACGTGGTGATCCTCAGTCGTGGCCTCAATCCCGCTCAAGGGCACGTGGGCCTCTATGCGGGCGCCGAGACTGGGCGTATCCTCGTCTGCGGCGGCAATCAATCCAACGGGGTGACGATCGACACATTCCCGATCGCACGCGTGCTTGGAGTACGGAGGCTCGGATGAGTGTCCCCAATCATTTCTCCACCGTGAAGGCGCTGTTCGATCAGGGGGGCTGGACGCTCCACACCGATCCTGGCAAGGCCGCCTTCACCCGCGCCGCGGCGTGGAAGCTCTTTCAGCGCGATGCGCATTGGGGCCTGGTCGAGAAACTCACCGGCTCAAACGTCTTGGGGCTGTCCACCGATCTGGTCCTGTGGGCGGGCACGGGCGAGATCGTGGACATCGCGACGGATTCCGGGCCGATCTGGGGCGATGGGAAAGCGCCGATCGATCCGGATCGCTGGGTCCAGCCAAAGCCTCCAGCCGCGTGGGAGGAGGAGCCTGCGCCCGGTCCTGTCCCCATTCCCTATCCCGGCGATATGATCTGGGACCAAGTCGGGATCGCCCTCTTTGGGGACTACGCCGCCGCCTCCCATCCGCCTGATGCGGGGATGGGCCGCTGGTTCGGCCGCACGATCTGGGACGCGGTCGCGGGCGACGCCACTGGGCACGTCCTCACACTGGAGCAGTCAATCACGAAACATCGCGCCGAGTGGAGACAGGCGCTAGGGCTGCCAGCGACCCACTAAGGAGGTTGGAGTTCTCGAATTATCGGTCCCGGATAGGCAAGTGACCCGACGCGCCGCGAAAGTTCCGGGGTAGTGTGGCGCCCTCTGCGGCGGAGAGAAATCACGTAACGGCACACGTTAAACGCCGCGGGCCGTGACAGCCAGGAGAGACTGGCACTTCTCTATGACCAAAGAGCAGATCGCCATCCTGGGTCTCCTGTTGAGTCTGTTCGGGGTCATCTTTGGCTTCGGCGTACGGATGGGCGCCTTGACCGAGCGGATCGAGACGCAGAGCAAGCAGCTCGATCTGGTCAGCCAGGATCTGCGCGCCATCAATCGACACTTCATCTTGTGGAGTCAAGCGCACCAACAGGAGGGACGCTGACTAAGCGAAAGTTGTCTTATCCATTTCCGCCTATTCCTGTTGGCTTTGGACAGTGGTTCGCGGGCTTTGCCGATGGAGAAGGGTGCTTCTCCGTGTACTGGAATAACAAGTCCCAAGTACGTGCGTCGATGCTCTTTCTATTCAAAGTGCAGTTACGGACAGACGATGTTGAGATTCTTCGGCTGATTCACAGAACTTTGAAAGTTGGACGTGTTGAGGAGAATCTGAAGAACGGAACCGCTAATCCGATGGCGCGTTTTGTTGTAAACAAGATCGGTGAACTTCAATCTGTGATCATTCCACTCTTTGAACAGTTCCCCCTACGGACTAGGAAGGCTCGTGATTTTGAGTTGTTCAAGCGCCTTGTTCACTTGAAGGCTGAATTCTTTCATAAGCGAATGCCGACTGAGGCGTGGGATCTTTTACAGCGTGATTGTCGAGAGCTTCGAGCCGTGAAGCGATTCAACTATGGAGGCTGAACGTGCCAGCAAAATCCATTTTCAAGAGTAAGGTATTCTGGAGCAATGTGCTCCTCGCGACGGTCGCCGTGAGCAGCGGACAGTTTGGGATCCTGATCCCAGCCGAAGCGGCGGTGCCGATCGTCGCTGGAGCGAATATTGCGCTGCGCTTCATCACGAAAGGGCCGGCGAGCCTGTTCCGCGACGAGTAGGAGTACACGAGTACAGTAGTACAGGCGTATGTACTCCCCCGAGATCGTCGCCCGCCGCGAGCGCGCGCTCTTTCTCCAGTCTCCGCCGGCCGGGGTGCTCCAGCCTCAGCTCGTCTTCCCTGATCGTCGCCTGCCGCGCTATTCGGTCGCGGACTGCCGAGCGTGGACCGATCGACTGGGTGATGAGCCCCGTCCGCTCATCAACGAGGAGAAACGCTTCGTCTACGGCGAAGGGCTGCTCTGCCAGATCGACGCGGTCCACTTCCTTGAACGCTACTGCATGATCGATCAGGAGGGGCATGGGCTCATCCCGATCTACCCGCTCTGGGAGAGCCAACAGTTCATGCTCGACCGCCTCGCACGCTTGGAGGTACAACGGGTCGAGGAACGCTCCCCCGATGGGCTGCTGCTGAACATCCTGAAGATCCGTCAAGTCGGGATCACCACCCTTGGCGTCGCACTGGTCTGCCACCGCATCTTCACCCAACCCTACATCCGCGCGCTGGTGGGATCGGATATCGAATCCCAAGCCGGCTACCTCTTCCGCATCGCCGAGCGCCTCTTCCGCCATCTCCCCTGGTGGCTCGCGCCCGATCAGACCGGCTACAACAAAAATAGAGAGCTGATGCTGGCCACCGGCTCAGAGCTGCGTACCGCATGGGGTAAGTCCACCCGTGGTGCGCTGCAAGAAGTGGGCGGAAAGAAGGGCAACATCGAGCGGGGCCGGACCTACAGCACCTTCCATATCTCGGAGTTGGCGACGTGGGACAACCCCGATCAGCTTGACTCGGCGTTGCTGCCTGGCATTCCTGTCTACCGTGATACGTTGGGCCTCCTGGAGTCTACGGCTGAACTCTCGGATGACTGGTGGCACAAGCACTGGCAAGCCTCTGCGCGCACGGTCGGGCGGTTTCGGAATCTGTTCATCGCCGCCTACGCCGTGCCGAGTAAATATTCGCTCGCGCCCCCCGATCGGTGGGAACCGCTCGAGACGACCAAAGCGTGGGTGGAGAAGGCCGAGCGTGAATCGCCGCAGTGGTGCCTGGGCCAGACGATTCATCCTACGCTCGCGCAGCAGTACTGGTACGAAACGACGAGAGCCTTTTACGAGGCGAAGAACAAGCTCAGCGCGTTCTTGAAGGAGTACCCCTAGCGACCCTAACGAATGCTTCCAGTACGCGGGCCACGGCGTCTTCGACATCGAACAGCTCCAACTGATCGATCAGCAAGCCAAGCCCCTGATCGATGTCTGGGCGGTCGAGCCCTCGAGAGATATCGCGGAACTTCGCCGCCTCGCACCCGAGGAACTGAAGCCCGATCATCGTCTGCCCGCCCCACTCGCCCCTCGGTTGCCTCGCGCCCTCGCCGAGACCGTGGAGGTGCCGCCTGGCTACGGCTTCCGGCGCTTGGGAGTCGAGGCACTCAAGGACATCGAAGGGGTGGAAGGGCTGCGCGAAGCCGGGGTGCTCCTCATCTACGAATATCCCCGCCGTCTGGGCGTGCGGTCGTACGTGATGCCAGTCGATGTCGGGGACGGCGTGGGGCTGGACTTCTCGGTCATCGATATCTTCCGGATGCCCACGGTGGAAGAACCGACCGAGCAAGTCGCGCAGTTCGTGTCCAACGTCCATCGCCCGGTCGAGATCGCGCGGATCTGTGACGCCATCGGCCGCTACTACCTCGATACTGATGGGATCGAGGCGTTAGCCGCTGTCGAGGCTAACTTAGGACCGGGACTCGTCGTGCAGCACGAACTCCAACTGCATCTGGGCTACTCCAACTTCTACGTCTGGGAAGTCTTGGATGCGGGTGATCCCAGTGGGCGCTTCACGAAACGGATTGGCTGGGCGACGACCAAGCAAACCAGACCCATCATTCTCGCCAGGCTCTACGAAGCCCTCACGACGCAAGATCCGTTCTCGCACGTCCTCGATCTCCGTCTCCATAGCCCAATCTCCCGATCAGAGTTGCGCCATTTGATCATCCCCAAGGTCCCTGGTGCTAGACTAGGCGACGCCGAAGCCGCTCCAGGTCATCATGACGACTGTGTGATGAGCGCGGCCATCGGACACTTCGTATGCTATATGCAGATGGGCGGTGAGATCGAACCGATCAGCGAGCGCCGCCATCGCAGGGAGGCGACCCGTGCCCTCGAAGCTTCGCGTGGAAGTGGACTCCGTCGCGACTGGCGCAACTCGGCCACCAGCGCCGAAGGAGCCAAGCAAGGGATCGATGATGACGCCGACGACGACTGGGGACCCGACGCCCTCTACTTCGCCCCTCGGTCCCACGAGTGATCGGCGGACGGTGCGTGCACGTCCACAGGATCTGCTCACGGCGTGGCAGGCTGTGAAGACGGAGCTGGTCACGCTGCCCAGCGGGTATCCCGTCCACGTCTATCCGGGGGACTGGCTCGTGGCGAACGGCGAGCGGATCGTGGACGCGGTCCCCACGGCGCAGTTCGATCGGCTCTACGAGCCAGCCCTGAGCGGATTGACAATCCCGGATGCGACTCGTGCCGATCTTGATCGGGTGCTGGGCCTTGGGGCAACCACGTCGGCGAACGATCTCCTCTTCGCCGTCAGTCGCCTGGCTCGTCTCCAAGTTGGTGAGATCGTGGTCGAGCTGAGTCCGCCGCAGTGGGAAGAGCTCAAGAAGAGGGCAGCGGTGCAGAACCAGACCGTCCGGGTGTTCATGGAACGGCTGGTGGCGAAGTTTACGCAAGACCTGTGGAGCCTCTGATGCCGAGGGACGTGTTGCTGTTGTCCTCGCGTGGCTGTCGCCTGGTGACAGTGCCGGATCCGCTTCCGCCGCGCTGGCTCATTCCAGTCCCGTTGAAGTTGTCTGTGTATCGCGCCGATGCGCCGCCTACCAAGATCGATTACCCGGTGCGTGAGTACTTGCGTGTGGATCCGGACACCTATCTCGAGCGTGAGGATCTCTAGGGTGCCCCTGTTCGACTTCTGGTGTGAGTCGTGCGGACAGATCGCACGCGATGTCTACCGCCCGATCAGCGTGGGTGCGCAAGCCGATCCGCCGATCTGTCGTTGCTCTGGGTTCTCTCAGCGAATGGCCTGGATCCCGTTCGTGCAGTTCATCGACGCCAAGGAGCCCTTCCAAGAGTTCACGGTGTCCGATGGCCGTAACCGCCCGGTCCTCGTCGATTCGCTGCGCAAGATGCGCCAGGTCGAGCGCGAGTCCGAGCAGATGGCGCGCAATGGGGAAGGTCAGCCGATGGTCTGGCGGAGATATTCTCAGGATCGCTCGAATGTGCACGTCCACACCCTTGGTGAGAACCCGCAGCAGGCTCCGACAAAGGAAGCGGCGGCGCGATTTGGCGCCACACTCAGGAAATCGGCTGACGCGCCAGAGGTGGTGTTTGGGCCGGGGGTCAATGAGTCGAACACGAGCGCGCTGAAGGATCGAGGATGAACGACTATCACGTCCTCCCGATCAACGATGCCATCGCGCACGACGAGACACGCGGCTGCTGGTGTCAGCCCTGGTGTGAGCAGATCTTTGAGGAGGACTGGCGCACGGCGACCTTGGTTGTTCACCGGTCTGCTGACGGACGGGAACTCTCTGAGGATGATGCGGAGGTTCCGCCCGCGACGAGACATTAACAGGAGGTTAGAGTATGGGACAAGCCTTTGACAGCGGCGACCATGTGCTCGGAAGTTATTTCGGTGAGACGAAGAAGCAAGTCTTTGACAAATTGATGCAGGAGCATCCCCACGCGAACAGGGTAGAGATCCGTAGCGTTCAGCCAGATGAAGTACTTCCACCGAGTACTGAGATGCCGCGTTATCGGTGCCACAAAGAAGTCTGGGCGCTGAAGATTGTGGACATTCGTCTCACTGAGTCAGGTACGGCTGTCATTACGCCAGCCGACAGTGGCTATGCTCCGTTCAATGTGACGGCTGCCTACGTACTCAAGCATGAGCCGCAGGTTGGTGGTTATTACGTTGTCTACAAAGACGGCTATGCTTCCTTCTCGCCGGCAGCTGTCTTCGATGAGGGCTATACTCGAATCTAGTTAGGAGAAGATGCCAGAGTTCTCCATCGCGGGCATTCGAGATTTACCCCGTACCACCGCCGACACCCTGGCCAAGGGCGATCCCCGTGTGCTCGGCTGGCTCCAGGAAGCGATTGAAGAAGGCGACCGCATCAACCGCGCCGATCCCTCCTACGACGTGATCGAACGCTCCCAGCTCTACCTCGTCGGCGAACAACTGAGTCCTGAGCGCCAGCGTCTGAAGTACCTCCCCCAAGTCGTGATCAACGAGACGCGCAAGGCGGTCCAAGCCCACGTCTCGGCCCTGACCGATCTCAAACCCGTGTTCGGCTGGCGGCCCACCAACCCCGATCTGTTCCAGCGTCAGGCCGATCTCCTCAACCGCCTTGCGATCGCCGAGTGGGTCATGACGATGGCCGACATCGAGCTGGGTGAGTGTGTGAAGTACGCGCTCACCTGTGGGACTGGGGACTTAGTGGTGGACTGGGACCCGCATGCGCCCTTCGGTGGAGCGAATAGCTACTCGGCGCGTGATCCCAGAGATACTCTGCCGATCAGACCCTCACAAGGTCGATCAGTCCAGTTGTGGGAAGGAGTCGTCCTGCGCGAGGAACACTCGGTCAATGCGCTCCGAGGCATGTACCCCACCAAGGCTGCGCTCTTTCGGCCAGCCAGCGACAATCAGTTGGGCCGGGTGATGGGCAAGTTCCGCACGATGGCGGCCAGACTGATCACCCCGGCCGATCCCCTTGCGGGGTTAGGACAGACGGGCACGCATACGCGCAAGTCCCGCTCGGGCCAGATCGTGCTCTATCGCGCCTACCTCCGCGACCGCACGCGCAACCTCACCGATCGTGGGATCGTGATGGGCACGCCTGGCTCAGCGTGGCAATACGTCGCCCAGCCGAACGAACCGTTGTATCCCCGCGGGCGACTCGTAGTCGCAACAGACGACGCAGTCGTCTACGATGGCCCGAACACCTACTGGCACGCGCGCTATCCCGTCTGCCGCCTGCGTCTCTGGTCGGTCCCCTGGCAACTGCTGGGCATCCCGCTGATGAACGACCTCTGTCCAATCCAGGACGCGATCAACGAGACGGCGAATGACATGCGCTTGGCGCTGATGCAGTGGCTGGACCCGGACGTGGTGTTCAACAGGAACGCCGTGTCTGAAACCACCATGCGCGTGAGCGACACCCGCCGTCCTGGCAAGCGCCTCAAGACCAATCCCAGCTTTGGCGATCCGTACAAGAAGCTCGATGGGCCGAACGCGCAAATCATGTCCCTGGGCTTGGAGTTGTGGGATCGGCTCACGCAGAAGTTCGCGGACATGAGCGGCACAGCCAACTTGTCCGCACTCATGCAGCTTCGCCAGATGCCCTCCGCGGACACGATCCAGAAGTACTATGAAGCCCTCACGCCTGAGATCCGCTATGAAGCCCGGCAGGTCGAAGGGTTCATGCGCGATCTGGCCGATCTGATCAAACCGAACTACTTCCAATTTCGCACGACCAAACAATTTATTGCGCTGCTGGGCGAGAGCGCCTCGACACTAGCGGACATTGATTACGACCCGGACACGCTGGTCCCGGCGGTCAAGCCGCACATGGCTGGCTACACCCCGGAACTGGATCCCGATCTCACCACCAGAGATCAGCGAGCCCAGTACTTCCACAACCAGTTTATTTTCACGGTCGCGCCCAACTCGATCCTCGCGATCAACGGGGCGGATCGGCGCATGATCGCGATGCAGGAAGTCCGCTCGGGACTCCGCGATTTCTGGAGTTACCACGAGACGATGGAAACCCCGAACGTGGGTGCGCCCCCGGCTATTCCTCTGCCACCGCTGGAACCGATTCCTCCAGAGGTGCAAGCGGCCCTTGTGCAACAACTCATGCTGAATGCGCAGGGGGGGCTCGTGAACGCACCGCTCCAAGCGCCAGATGGGAAGTCCTATACCTTCGATCCAGCATCCGGGCAACTGCTGGAGGTTCGCGTGCCGCAGACCATCACGGAGCGGTTGGTCGCTCAGAACCTCATGGGTATTGGCCAGGTCGCCAACAGCGCCGGACGCAAAGCGAGTGGGCAGGAAGCGCCAAAGATGGAATCAAAGGGCGATGAGCCGGGGGGACGGACGACGATCACGGAATCTTCAAAATGAGCGAGCTCGGCCCGACGGTATTCATGGGATCGCTCGCGTGGATCAAGGCGGTTCGCGCCTTCCTGGAGTCCGACCGTGATACGCAGATCCGCGTCGCATTCGAGCGCGCCTACAAAGATCTCCCGACGCCGACGCACTATGTGAAAACCACTGACGGGCACCTGGGCATGGGAATGACCTTCGCAGACGCCTTCAGTGATCTGGTACGGGAGACTGGTGATGGGAGTTGACCTACCCGTAGTCACCGAGCACGACGCCGATCTGTGTACCCTCCTCTCTGCCCTCTATGATCGCCGCTTCACCGGCGGGATCTGGCTCCATTTCCAGTCCGGGATTCCCAAGGTCGTCGAGATGCAGACCGTGCAGATTCGCTTGACCGTTGACAACCGCTCAGATTTCGTGCAGGCTGTCAAGGATTTGCTCGCGCCGACGAACGCCTAGCTCTCACGAGCAGTACCGTTCAGGCCCGATCTTCTCCGAGTGGGGAGGTCGGGCCTTTTTTTTTGTATGCCGATCACCGAGTCTGGCTCCAAGGTGCTGTCCTCGATGCAGAAGTCCTACGGAGCGAAGAAGGGGAAGAGCGTGTTCTACGCCTCGATTAACAAAGGCAAGCCCGGATCGCGGAAGTGGCATGGCAAGTCGGCGAAGGGCCGGTCGATGCGAGGGAAGCGATGAGTCCCAAGTCTCCCTCGATGGATCGCTACCAAGAGGAAGACGATCACCGCACGATCACCCGCGCCGCCGAGGTCATGACCGATCGGAAGCGGATGGTGGGCGTGAAGCGGCAGCACCGGAAGATGACCAAATCCATGAGCCTCGTGCAGCGATCGATGCTCCAGGGGAAACGCTAATGGCTGAAGCCCCGCTGCGTGAACGCGGTGCCCTCGCGCGTGCCAAACGGCGAGGTGGGATCAAGGGTGCCCGGTCCACCGACATTCGCCTCTCCTCGCCTCGGCGCGATCTAGTGGGCACGATGAAGAAGGGTGCGGCCTTTGTGCGTGAACGCACCGTATCGAGGTCTCGGTAGATGGCCTTCCCTCAAGCCGCCTCGCAACTTGACGGCCCGCCGCCCTCGCCGCAGATGGCTGGGGCAGGTCCGATGGGGGCTCCATCACCCTTCAGCCTCTCGGCGATGGCGCCTGGGCTCCCGTCGCACCAGATGCCCCCGGAGATTCTCACAGGCATTCTCCAAAGTTCTCAAAAGATCGGTGAGCTCTTGGACAGTTACGCCCAAGTCGCCCCTGATCTCGCGATGCAATTCTCGGCGATCAAAGATCAGTTGGCACAGGTGCTCGCCCAACTCGTGCAGTCCGGCGCTGGCGCGATGAGTTCGACGGCCGTGGGGCGGCAATTCCCGGCGGCGTTTGACCGTGGAGTCGCAGGTGCAGGAACAGTCTGATGAAGGTCTTACGGCAGTCACGTAGCTGCTCGACAGGTACTGGTGTGGTCCACGCGATCGCAGGTACTCGCGTCGTGTAGGAGGAATCATGGCAGGGAAAGCATTCGACGCAGGTAAATCCTTGGCAGACTTGGTACTCGCCAAGCTCCCCGAGAGCTTGAGGACCAAGATGTCTGAGGTGTTCTCGGCTCCGGAGGCCGCTGACGCGATCACCGAGCTTGGTGCGCGTGGGCTCGCCCAGAGCGAGTTCAGCAAGCAGATGGACGAGATTCGCACCAGAGAGCAGGAGCTCGACGACGAGGTGGCCAAGGCCCAGGATCTCTACCAGCAGAACACCGCGTGGTGGGCCAAGAACGAGGCCGCGATCAAGGAGTACAACGAGATCAAGGCCAAAGGCGGAACACCGCCCAAGGTGGAGTCTGCTCCCCCAGGTGTCAGCAAAGAGGAGTTGGCCTCGTTCATGGAAGAGCGCGAGAGAGCGGCGGCGAACTACCTCGGTCTCCAAAATTCGCTCACGCTCAAGCACTTTCAGGATTTTGGTGAAGTGATCGACACACGTGAGCTGCTTCAGGATCGCAACTTGGGTAAGCAGAAACCGGACGGAAGCGTGTACGGCCTGCTCGATGCCTACCACACGAAGTTCCAGACCAAGATCACCGAGAAGCGTGACAAGGATGAGTCCGCGCGGATCGACAAGCTGGTCAACGAAAAACTGACAGCGGAGCGAGCGAAGTTTGCGACCCAGCCGTTTCCGCTCAGAAACGCAGAACCCTCAGTCCTCGACGCCTTTGCTGAGAAGCCGGACGTGCGGGAGGCTCGGTACACCGTGGACAGTGCGGAGGCCGAGTACAACCGTCTTCAGCAAGTGCGCGGCGGGGCCTGATTAGAGAGTGGAGTGATCGATGGCTCTACAATTCGATGATGTCAATACGACCGTCACCAAGGAGATCCAGCCTGGGGTCGTGGACAACTACTTCAAAGCGGGACCGATGATTGCGATGTGCAAGAGTCGGTTCACCAAGAAGTGGATTGGTCCACAAATCCAGGAGAACTTCTTGTTCCGCCCGATGATCGGCGGCTCCTACAAAAAGGGTGGATCGTTCAACGTGACCCGGCCTCAGACCCGCACGGGGATGCTCTTCACCCCCCGTTACTACGAAGTCAACGTCACCGAGTTCTTGGAGGATCTTGAAGTTGAGATGGCTGGACCCCGTGCGGCCTTCAGTGTCATTCGCACGGACCTGGCGCAGGCGGCCCTGACGATCTCTGCGATCTTGGAAATCGCCTTCTGGCATCACGGCCAGGCGCTGGCGGGGGACGATCGGTCAGGGGAGATCAACGGGATCGAAGAAGCCCTGGGCAGTATCACGCAAGCCTCGTGGGCGGGCAATCTGTTCCCCAGCTACGGGGGCCAGACCCGTGCCGACACTGAAG